ACGAAGAAGAGGGGGAAGAAGAAGAGGAAGAAGAAGAGCAGGTAAAGAAAGAGGAATTTAAAGTTCCTACTACCAAGTCTGCTATGATCAAGCAACTCTTTGACAAAGTTAACGGCATGAAAAAAGAAGAGGTTTCCGCTAAGTGGAAAGATCTTATGGGTGTTGCCGAAGCAGAAGACTTGGGAGGCCCAACCCCCGAAGATTCCGATAACACAAAAGATGAAGTCGGAAAAAAGAAAAAGAAAGTTAAGATTGCTATGCCAGAAATTAATGTCAAAGAAGATATTGATGCACTGGTTGAGGGAGAAGAACTTACAGAAGAGTTCAAATCCAAAGCATCTACAATTTTTGAAGCTGCAGTCCATCAGAAAGTAATGGAGGTTGCAACGGCTAAAATAGAAGATCTTGAAAAAGAATATCAATCAGATCTACAAGAAGAGATAATCTCATTCCGTGATGAGTTGACTGAAAAAGTTGACGGATACCTCAACTACGTAGTTGAAGAGTGGATGAGAGAGAACGAACTTGCACTTGAAAGTTCACTGCGAAGTGAAATTACTGAAGAGTTCATGGGCGGATTAAAGAATCTCTTTACTGAACATTACATTGAAGTTCCAGACGAGAAGGTTGACATTGTTGAAAATCTTTTTGACAAAGTTGAGGAACTTGAAGGTCAATTAAATACTCAAATTGAAGAGAATGTCCAAACTAAGGGCGAACTTAACGATTACCGAAAAAACAAAATCTTAGAAGAAGTCTGTTCAGATCTTGCTGACACACAATCTGAAAAGATGAAAGATTTAGTTGAAGGTGTATCTTTTGATGAAACAGAAGATTTTGAGGATAAAGTAAAAACGATTAAGGAAAGTTATTTCCCTAGTCAAGTAAAACAGGATGAAAATATTGAGCAGAAAGATGTTGTCACGGAAGATTCTCCATCAGAGGAAACTCCTAAGATGAATAACATCATGGAAGCTTACAGTCAAGCAATTGCCCGTAAGTAATTTTTTTTTAAATTAGTTTTTTTAACAATTATAGGAGTTTAAAAATGCAACTCTCAGAACAAGTAAACAAGAAGTGGGCTCCAGTTCTTGATCATCCAGATCTTCCTGAGATCAAGGATGCTCATCGTAGAGCAGTAACCGCTATCTGTCTTGAGAATGTTGAAAAGCAGTACGCTGCAGATCAACAGGCAAGTACAGGTGGGTTATTGATGGAGGCAACGCCTACAACTGTACAGGGTATGACTACTGCTGCCGATTTTTCGGGTGGAGCAGGAAATCCAACTCATGCAAGTATAGATTTTGCAGACCCAGTTCTTATCAGCATGGTTCGCCGTGCAATGCCTCAACTCGTAGCATACGATGTTTGTGGTGTACAACCAATGTCGGGCCCAACTGGTTTGATTTTTGCTCTCAAGAGTAGAATTAACGATCAGTCTGGAAACGAACTCCCAGGCGTCAATCCTGACGGAGAAGATTCAGAGTCAGGTACTCCTGGCCACGCATCTGGTGATAACGTAACAACACCTGGCCTGTTAATCACAGGAACAGATGGAACTGCACAAACTGGAAACGAATATTCCGCATCAAGTGCTCTTGAAACAGCAGGTGGTGAGGCAGACGTTGCCGGTGAAATGTCCTTCACAATTGAGAAGGTTTCCATCGCAGCAGGAACACGTGCTCTTAAAGGTTCTTATTCAATGGAACTTGCACAGGATCTACGTGCCGTTCACGGATTGGATGCAGAAGCAGAACTTGCTAACATTCTTTCTGGTGAAATTCTTGCAGAGATCAATCGTGAGGTTGTTCGTAAGATTTACATCAATGCTGCAGCTGGTGCCCAAATTGGTACAACAACTGCCGGTATTTTTGATCTTGACACAGATTCCAATGGACGCTGGATGGTTGAGAAATTCAAAGGTCTGATGATGGCGATTGAAAGAGATGCCAATCAGATTGGTCGTGACACACGAAGAGGAAAAGGTAATATTATCTTGACTTCTGGTGATGTTGCATCTGCACTCTCAATGGCAGGAATGTTGGACTATGCTCCTGCAATGAGTACAGATCTTAACACAGACACAGCATCAACAACTTTTGCTGGTATCATGAATGGTCGATATAAAGTTTATGTTGATCCTTATTCTGATACAAACGCAGCAGAATACTACTGTGTAGGTTATAAGGGTGAATCACCTATGGATGCAGGAATCTTCTACTGCCCATACGTTCCATTGCAAATGGTTCGTGCGGTTGATAGTTCCAGTTTCCAACCACAAATTGCATTCAAGACACGCTACGGAATAGTTGCAAATCCATTTGCTGAAAATGCAAGTGCTTCAACTGGTCGTACAACTGGTGTTCTTGGGTCTAATCCTCACTTGAACAAGTATTACAGGAAAGCACGCATTTCCAACTTAATGTAATTCTTGACACTACATAGTGTAGGGGTTTCTGAAGGGAGAGAAGAAATTCTCTCCCTTTTTTGTTTGTACTGATCTAGTGAGGAATTATGATAATAGTAATAGGTAATGGACAATCCAAATTCGTAGTAAATCCAAAATTATATAAAAATCATTTAACTTATGGATGTGATTTTGTTTACCGAAAACATATGCCAGACCACTTGGTTTGTCAAGATGTAGATGCACAATTGGAATTAATTACCAATAAACACACAAGAAAAAATAAATGTTATTTTAGAGGATTTGGTTTGATTCCAAGCACGAATTATGATATGCTTCGTCAAACTGTAGATCCACGAATGAAGATAGGAGAAAACTCTCCTAAAACAGAAAATTTTGTTAATTTTTCTTATAAAGGTACGGCCTATTTTATTTGGGTTGATTCTTCTGATCTAATAGAAGATATTGAATGGTGGGATGATAATTGGAATACCGATGCAGTTGCATTGCGTTTGGCCTGTCAACATAATTTTGGAGAAACTTTTTATTGTGTGGGGTTTGATTATTTTCATAATCAAACTAGCGAAGGAATATATCTTGGGTCTGACCTTTCAAAATTTCATGAAAAGGATAATACTTCTTACCTCAAACAACATAAACAAATAGAGGAAGAGTTTCCAAATTCTAAATTTATTTTTGTTGGGAAAGATATTGACTATGGAGAGTTTGAAAATCTGTTGAATAAATAGTATAGAGAAAGACAAATAAGGAATTCTATGGCCGCAACAAATAAAATACCCGATAATTTAAATTATCTTTCAAATATCAGTTTCAGACTGACAATGGAAGATGCACCGAGCCTCACTTGGTTTTGTCAGGGCGCAAGTATTCCTGGCGTTTCTATCGATGCAATTGAAATATACAATCCTCATGCAACTGTTCCTGTTGCCGGTTCAAAAGTCAGTTTTGAAGAGTTATCTGTTCGTTTTATTGTTGATGAACATCTAAAAAATTGGATAGAAATATATGATAGAATTATTGCATTAGGTCTTGCAGAAGGACATGAGAAATATCGTAAGTTAAAAGCAGGAGGAACAAATCCTACTGCAAGGGGTGGAACTATATCAACCATTATTCTTACTCTTTTAACAAGTGCAATGAATCCGCAAATGGAATTTCATTTTTATGATGCATTCCCCATTAATGTATCGTCTATTGAATTTGACAGTTCTGCAGCCGATTTGGAATTTTTTCAAGCGTCTGCTACTTTTCGATATACCAATTATGAGGTTAAAAATTTATTGAATAATTAATAATACTATGAAACTTGAAAACATCATGAAAGAATGGGAAGAGGATGCACCCATTGATAACCAGAATTTAGATGGTGAATCAATAAAAATTCCAAATCTACACGCAAAATACATGGAAATGTACACGAAGGAAAAAAGAACGCTTCGTGAATTTAAAAGAAAATGGAAGGTTCTATTTCAAAAGAGATGGGAGGCCGTAATTGCTAAAGATGGAAAAAAACCAGAACATGATATTCGTATATCTAAATCAGAATTGGAAAAATATTATGTTGCAGCAGATAGTGAGTTGCAAGAATTTGAAGCATTGATAAATGACCAAGAAGATAAAGTTGATTATCTATCGGGAGTGTTAGATAATATCAAGAATAGAAATTGGCAAATCAAAAACGCAATTGATTGGAGTAAATTTCAAGTTGGACTTGGGTAGTCGTGCAAATCATAATGGAAAAAGAGAACGAAGTATATCTGCGGCTCTCTTGCGAACCTGGCGTCAGGATGGAATTGAATCAGTATTTTCGATTTCGTCCAAAGAATTATCAATTCATGCCAATGTTTCGCAGAAAGAAGTGGGATGGGTATGTATATCTTTTCAATAATGATAGTGGTAGGATATATTATGGTTTAAAGAATGAAATTCAACGATTTGCATCTGACCGTGAATATGAATTAATTGACCAAACAAATGACCCAATTGAAAAAATATCAAACGATGATTATTTTAAATTTCTTACTTCATTTCCTTGTAAATATAAATTAAGAGACTATCAAAATTTTGCAATTAGGCACTCAATTGACAATAAACGATGTGTGCTTCTTTCACCCACAGCGTCTGGTAAGTCTCTCATAATTTATTATTTGATAAGATATTATTTTCCCGAAAAATCATTAATCATTGTTCCCACCCTTTCATTAGTTAGCCAGATGTATTCTGATTTTGAATCTTATGCAGACAAAGGGTTTGAAGTTGAAAAATTCGTCCATAAAATTTTTGGGGGTCAAGAAAAAATAACAGATAAACCAATCATAATTTCAACATGGCAATCTTTATATGAATTAAAAAAGGATTTCTTTACAGATTTTAAATTAGTGATTGGAGATGAAGCTCATCTTTATAAAGCACAATCTCTTACTAAAATTATGAAGAACTTGGAGAATACATCTTACAGAATTGGAACAACTGGTACACTGGATGGAATTGAAGTGCATAAATTAATATTAGAGGGGTTATTTGGAACAACAAAGAGAGTAACGAGTACCAAAGAACTTATAAAGAAAAAAACATTATCAGAAATAATGATACGTTGTCTTGTTCTAAAATATTCAAAAGAAGCAAGTGCAATAGTATCAAAATTGAATTATCAAGAAGAACTTGACTTTTTAGTGAGCTATCCAGAACGGAATAAGTATATTTGTAATCTAGTAAATGGACTTGCTGGAAATACTTTGATATTATTTCAATTGGTGGAAAAACACGGCAATATTCTACATTCGATGTTACAAGACATTTTAGATGTTTCAACTAGAAAACTCTTTTATGTCTATGGAGGGACAGATGCAGAATCAAGAGAACAAGTCAGATCAATCGTTGAAGGAGAACCAAACGCCGTCATCTGTGCGAGCTATGGTGTATACAGTACTGGCATCAACATTAGGAATCTTCATAACATTGTTTTTGCTTCACCTTCTAAGTCTCGTATTAGAAATTTACAATCAATAGGCAGAGGATTAAGAAAATCTGAAACTAAATCGGCTGCAACACTTTATGATATTTCAGATGATTTAACTTATAATGGAAGAAAGAATTATACTTTAAATCATTTTGTAGAAAGAGTGAAGATTTATACAAGTGAACACTTTCCTTATCACATCTATACAATACCAATGTAAGGATAGTATATTCCCACCTCAAACCGTCACATACTCATTATAACACTTTTTGATGGATTTGTCAAGGGGTTTGAAAAACTTGACAAAATAGTTATAATTTGATATAATGGTAATATGAAAAATATAGAAAGGAATGTATGGCTAGGAAGAAACAACATTATGTTGATAATGAGAAATTTTTGGTAGTCATGGGAGATTACCGTGAAGAATATTTAAAAGCGAAAGATAATGACCTTGAATTACCTGTATTACCAGATTATGCAGGGGAATGTTTTCTTAAAATAGCGGAACGATTATCTCATAGACCAAATTTTATTAATTATGCATTTAGAGAAGAGATGGTAAGTGATGGAATAGAAAATTGTGTAATGTATGCAAGTAATTTTAATCCAGAAAAATCAAAAAATCCATTTGCATATTTCACTCAAATAATATATTATGCTTTTTTACGAAGAATTGAAAAAGAGAAAAAACAATTGTATATCAAATATAAAACAATGGACGAATATAATTCAATCGAAGATTATGTTGATATGGGAGAAATGAAAGGTACTGAGGCGTCAAGTATTTCATCGGGAACATCTCCAATGACAGCTGATAAACGTGCAAATATATATGATTTTATTAGTACATTTGAAGAGAAAAAACGGAAGAAGAAAAAAGCACGAGAAGTGTCTAAAAAAGATGATGATATTGCACAATTATCACCACTTGTTTCTTATATGAAAGAGGGAATTTACGCATGAAGATTGCTTTGCTGACAGATACACATTTCGGCGCAAGAAATGACAGTATCATCTTTTCAGATTTTTTCCGAAAATTTTATGAGAATATTTTCTTCCCTACATTGAAGGAAAGGGGAATAACAGAAGTTATTCATTTGGGTGATGTGGTTGATAGACGAAAATTTATCAACTATAAAACTTTGAATTCTATGAAGGAGATGTTATTTAATCCCCTCAAAGAAATAGGTGTTAATATTAAACTCATAATTGGAAATCACGATTGTTACTATAAGAATACTACATCGATTAATTCTATGAATGAATTGACAAAGGGAATGCCTCATGTTACTGTCTATGATGAACCAGCCGAAATTTCTTTGGATGGGAAAAACCAAGTGGTTTTTATTCCTTGGATATGCAATGAGAATGAAGACCAAACAAGAGAATTGATTGAAAAGACACGAGCTCCAATTGCATTCGGTCATCTTCAAATTGAAGGGATTGAACAACATAAGGGTTCGTTTGCAATTGAAGGACATTCACCATCAATGTTCAAAGCATTTCAAAAGGTGTATAGTGGACATTTTCATCATAAGTCTGAAACAGGAAATATTACTTATTTGGGAAATCCATATGAAATCACATGGGCAGATTATAATGACAAGAGAGGATTTCACATTTATGATACTGAAACAATGGAAACGGAGTTTATAGAAAATCCCTATTCTATGTTTCATAAAATTTATTATGATGATGAAAAAACAGATTATGGTGATATATCTAAATACAAAGATTCTTATGTAAAAATTATTATTCGTAATAAAAACAACTCATATTTGTTTGAAGCGTTGATGGATAAATTGTTTGATGTTGGCATAGGTCATATTTCAGTAGTGGATAATCTTTTTGATATTGAAGATTTGGGAGAGGATATTGAGAATATGGAAGATGTAGAAGATACTATGAGTGTGATACGAAGTTGTGTTGATGGATTACAGTTTGATAATAAAGAACCACTTAATAAATTAATGCAAGACCTTTATAATGAGGCATTGACAATGGAGACAGTATGAACTCGTAAAGAAAGGAACACAATGGGGTCAACAGAAGATTATTATTACAATGAATATTTACCCAATGAAATTAAAAAAAGAAAGGAACAGATGGTAGGAAAAGATGAAGAGCCATGGACAGCGATTGACCTAGAGTTGAGGGATGAAGATTTTATGAAAGTCGCTCAAGAAGCACATAGAAGAGATATCACCATCAATAAAATGGTTAATATCATATTAAAAGATGGAATGAAAAATATAGAATATCAATTTGAACACCCACCAAAACCACAACTTCTTAATGAAACTGAATGATTATATTTAAAAAAATCTCTTGGAAGAATTTTCTTTCTACAGGAGATACACCTACAGTTGTCTTTTTTGACAAGTCACCTACAACTTTAATAATTGGAGAAAATGGTTCTGGAAAATCAACAATTTTAGATGCATTGACATTTGGGTTGTTTGGAAAGGCCTTTCGGAGTATCAATAAACCACAATTAGTCAATACGATTAATGAGAGAGAGTTGTTGGTTGAAATAGATTTTTCTATTGGAAAGAAAAATTATACGATTAGAAGGGGTGCAAAACCAAATCTGTTTGAAATTATTTTAGATGGGAAGATGTTTGACCAAACAGCTAATGTTCGGGATTATCAAGAATATCTAGAAAAAGTAATTCTTAAATTGAACTATAAGTCATTTACTCAAATAGTTCTTTTGGGAAATTCTTCTTTTGAACCATTCATGCAATTGAAACAATCAGACCGCCGTGCAATAGTAGAAGACCTTTTAGATATTCAAATTTTTTCTTCAATGAATTCTATTTTGAAATCAAAAAATTTAGATTTGAAGAATGATATGGGAACTCTGGATATAGATAAGGGGTTGTATAAACAGAAGATTGAAATTCAAGAAGATTATATTAAAAGATTAAAAGAGGATAGTGATTCTATTATATCTCAAAAAGAAAAAGAAATAGAACATTTTAAGTCAAATAGAAGTTCTGTTTCAGATACGATGGCCGCACTTCAATCTGAATTAGGAACTCTTGGAAATAAATTATTAGATGAAGATTCTGCTAAGAAAAAATCATCCGAATTCGAAAAAGTTCAAAGTCAAATTGAATATAAGTTACAACGAGAAGAGAAAGAATTAAATTTCTACGAAAAAAATTCAACGTGTTCGCAATGTAAACAAGACATTGATGATTTGTTTAAAAAAGAACGGATTATCGATATATCTAAAAAAATCGATGAGAAGAAAGATGGTTTGGATAAGATTCAAACAAAGATTGATGTTTTAGAAGAGAAATTGAAAAAGTATGGGGAAATAGGAAGAAATATAATTGAAAAAAATAATCAAATTGTAGCATCTCAGTCCAAGATAGATTCTTTTGGTGATAATATCGAAAGGGCTCAGAATGAAATTAATTCTCTGAGAAACAAGAAAAAACTTGATAATACAGTAGAAAATGAATTAAAAGAATTGAAGAAGTCATTAGAAGAAAGTTTGAAAGATTATTCTGAATTGAGTGAAACCAAACAACTTTATGAATATGCACATGAGTTGTTGAAAGATACGGGCATTAAAACGAAAATTATTCGCCAGTATGTTCCGATTATCAATAAGTATGTCAACAAGTATTTAAATGAACTAGATTTTCTGATTAATTTTTCTATTGATGAAAATTTTAACGAAACAATACAATCTCAGTATCGTGATGAATTTTCTTATGCTTCCTTTTCTGAAGGTGAGAAAATGAGGATAGACTTGGCATTATTGTTCACATGGCGTCAAGTTGCGAAACTCAAGAATAGTGTGAATACGAATCTTTTGATTTTAGATGAAGTGTTTGATTCATCTTTAGATGCAGAAGGAACAGATGCATTTTTAAAAATCATCAATTCTCTTGATGCAGATACAAATGTGTTTGTGATATCTCATAAGGGAGAAATCCTTTTTGATAAATTTTTAAGCACGATTAAGTTCGTGAAAGAAAAACAATTTAGCCGAATAGAAATAACATGAATGACTTGATATGTGAATTGGTGAAAGAAACGGACTCCTTTTTGAAGGAGGTTCCAGAAAAATTTAATTTTGAAAATCCCCAAGTTGATCCTGAGAAATTACAAGAACAGTTGGTGGAAAATATGCTTCATCATGAGGGATATGGATTGTCTGCAAATCAAATTGGTATTCCTGTGCAAGCCTTTTCGATGATGTTGGATGAAAAGGCAATGGTAGTATTCAATCCAGAAATTTTGGAATGGAGTGAGGAGACAACCTATATAAGAGAGGGGTGTTTATCCTTCCCTGGCCTATATGTTGCAGTCGAAAGAGCACGTGCTGTTGCAATGAAATTTCAAGCATATGACGGAGAAGAACAGGGGGGAAGTTTACAAGATATGTCTGCAAAGATATTTCAACATGAAATGGAACACATGGAAGGTAAACTTTTTATAGATAATGTATCGGGATTTAAGTTGAAGTCTGCTATGAAAAAACGAAGAATTTATCTGAAACGAATCAACAGAAATAGAAAGGATTAATGTGGCAGAAGAACAAAGAGGAATAGAGGAAGTCAAAGATATTTTAGATTTCATGTTTTCCTTTATAGAGGCAGTGGGTAAGGCCAAAGAGGATGGAGAAATGTCATGGAGCGATGCAAGACATTTCATTGACCCAGTAAAAAAACTTTTTGATGCAGTTGAAGATATCGAAGAAGTTCTTCCAGAAATTGAAGACCTTGACGAATCAGAATATGATGAATTAGTTGCATATGTTAAAGATAAATGGGACTATGAAGAAGAAAATCTTGATTGGGTAGTTGATACTGCAATTGAAGCTGGAAGAGGTATTCTAACACTTGTCAAT